CGTCGTACCAGCGGATTTTTGTGCCGGGCACCAGAAGGTGCTCGTCCGCGTTCGGATCGAAGAGACGGTAGCCTTCGGCTGGACTTGGTTCCTTTTCTTTCATTTTCCCTCCTTACCAAGGCGCGTATTTCTCGGCCCAAGTATCTCGTAAGTACGATTCGGCTCCGGCTTCTTGAGCAATAGCTGATACATCTCGACCAAACAAATCCTGCAAGGCTACATCAGACATGGCCTCAACGTCTAACTCATGGAGCCGTCGCTCATGCCCGTACATTTTCTCGCCGTCATGATACATTATCCTGACGAACACATTATAGTTGTCGTCGGTACGTACCCGCAGATCGGCAGTAGAGCCAAATACTTCCTTCAGCAGTAATGCTGCCTTTATCAATCCTCTCATTCCTTTTCCTCCTCAAGGCCAAATAACTTCGTCGCATATTTCACAGCGTCCAACTAAGAAACTTCTGTCATCTACGCAGATGTGCGTTAGGTCATCCACTATTCCTGACCACCCGCAAGATCCACATCTAGCCTGGTTCGTGTCAGGAGGCAGTATAAAACCTACGTATGTCTGGCAAATTGAGTCCGACTTACATATCGGGCAAAGTTTGTGCGCTTTGTAGTAGTTCTTCTCCATTCCTTTTCCTCCTCAGAAGTAAGCAACCCCGTTCCGGAGATGCATTTCCTTCCTCATTTCCTTAATTGTAATCTGGTTTGCATCCAGAGTCAAGACCTTTCTTGTTAGTTGGGTTGCTTTTTGCCGTTCCCGTTCGCCAACGACAACACAAGGTCTTGTAACCTTCCCTTATCCTTCAACACTGCGTAAATCCTCTTCTCCTCTGGCGTAGCGAAGACATGCGCGATCTGGGTTGAGAACTTCTGGCCGGGCCGGACGATCCGAGCATTCGCCTGGACGTATGTATCATGGCTTGTCACTGGGGCGTACCAGATAATCAGCGAAGCTTCGGTCAGTGTCAGTCCGTGGCTCATCGCTCCGGCGTTTGCTACCAGGACATGCGGGTCTTTTATCGCTCGGAACTCTTGGAAGATCTTGTTCCTCTGAGTCATCGAGGTACTGCCGTCCACGACGGCCACTGACCACTTTTTACGAAGCTCCGTGGCTACCGCGTTCAATGCCCCGGTCAGCGGGACGAAGACAATGACCTTCTGCCGGCAGCCTTCGATCAATTCTTTTATTACTGAGATCCTCGGGCTGGAGTCTATCTTGACTATGTCGCCGTTCGCTCCGTACAAAACGCCGAGAGCGGCTTGGATAATTTTTCCTACTAATACTGCTGCGTTAACTGCTGTTACCATCGTTCCTTTGATCTCGGTCGCTGCGCTGTTTATCAGTTCGCGGTAGTGCTTGTGCTGCTCCGGCGAGAGCTGGACCTGGTGGAACGTATGGATTGTCTCTGGCAAGTTAACACAGTCGCTGAGCGCATATCTGATCGACGGCTGTAAAATCCTGTTAACTGTTTCCTCTGCTCCACGCTTCGGCACCCACTTGAACTGAGAAACTTGCAGCATGGTCTCGTGCTTGAACGCGGTGAAGTGCCCTTTGTAGTTCTCTGGCTTGATCAGCCGCATCTGGCCGTAGGCGTCGGTTGGCTCGTTCGGCGTTGGGGCGCCGGTCATTCCCCAGATAATCCGAGGGACACCGCTTTTGTTGATGATCGCGTTGGCTACCTTCCATCGCATACTTCTTTGGTTCCTGTATAAACTCGATTCATCGAGTATTATCAAGCCTATATCTGGCCGGTTCAACAGTTCACTGGCGATTATCTCAAGGCCGTCGTGGTTGATCAGGTACACGTCGTGCGGCTGCGCCAGCAACTCGAACCGTTTCTTCCTGCTACCGTGGAGAATGGCGTAAGTCTTGAACGGGAAGTTCTGGAAAATCTCGTTCCCCCAGGTTGGAGAGAGTGTCGAGAGCGGAGCGACAACAAGAACTCTCTTAACTCTTCCTATCTTTTGTAGGTAATCTGCGGCCCATAGGGCGCTCAGACTTTTCATCGTGCCCATATCATTGAGAATAAACGCTCTCGGATTGAGGGTCATAAACTCAGCCGTATGCACCTGATGAGGGTACGGCCGGAAGCGGCCAGGCCAGTCATACGCAGAGCGTATCGGACTCTCAGCCTTGACCCCGAGGTTGTTAAAAACCCGAGCACTCTCCAGCGTGTGCGGCACCGCGACATACGTCGCTCCCTTAATCTCGGCAACCTTGAGGTTGGGGAAGAGGGCTTGGTACTGATTTGGTGTGTCCGTCCGGAGAACTAGATGGTTGTTTATTACTCGGGCTTGCTGAGGAGAGATCATTCAGTATCCTTAACATACATAGGGCACCACGTAACTTCTTCGCCGACAAAGTCGATCTCGTCGATAGCAAACTCGACCCAAGCATCGGGAGCTATATTACCGTAGTACTCTCCGAACTCGATCTGTAACCACCGGTGTGTTGGCAGCATGGACTTCATAGGACAATCCGACCTATCGGCACACATTTCACACAACCCTTTAGCTGGAAGAATACTCACATCGATTTGTTTCATCTCTTCTCCCCTCCTTTCATCATCTCCATCCCAAAAACCTCCCTCAATGCGTACTCGACCGTTACAGAACGGGAGTCCTCCTGTGTATCAAGCCAGTCTACCACTGCCGGAGGCAAGGAGATTGAGAGTGGTGTTCTCCGTTTCTCATAGAGAAGGGGCTTGCGTCCTGCTCCTGGTCGTTTTGGCATAAGGGTTCTCCTTTTGGTTGGGGGTCAGTTAATATCGGTCAGATCGGCTCGATGCCCAGAACACACCAACCGGGTTGTAATCCGTAGCCTGTCACTTTTGATGTGATTCGCCTTGTGATTTGTCTGTCGGTGTAGACCAGCGGAGAACCTTGAGCCATAGATGCCCCATCCCACTCAGTTTCTTTCAGAATCAAGATGTCGCCGACCAGATAATTTCGATCATCTTTCCTTATCTCGAAAGGCTTCATTCCCATCCAACTCAACTCAAAAACTTGCTTGTCCGTCTTCAAAATATGGGTTCTCATTCTACTTCTCCTTTGATTGCTTATACTTTCGACTGTGCGTCAGTTTTTTCGCCGCAGAGAAAGCCTGAAACTTATCAGCGCTATGCGCTGCGGCTCGTGGAAGCACCTGGAGTCCACGCCAGGCTTTCAGGCTTTCTCTGCGGCGAATCGTCTCAGTTAAACTCTTGCAGTCCGCCTAACCGCGTGGAACAAAATGCATACAGGCGATTTCAGCGCCAATTTGTTTGGTTTTCTCTGGTTCGAGATTACAAAAGCCAGATTTTCCATCACCGCTCCAACCATTAAAACAATGATGCCCCCAATCTTTTTCGTAGTAGGCGCAATTTTCGTGTATCCTTGGCAACGGTTTTTCGTTGCACATTTCATCAGGCCAACCTAAAGCTTGCTTTAGGTTGTTTCCCGCCTTTGCTGCTTCTTTTGCCTGAGTCGGCGTTCCTCCGTGAGTCGCCACATGCTGAGTGCCACTTGCATCAACCCCGAAAATTACTAAATGAGTCAACCCTAATTGCTTACGAATTTCGCCAGTTTCTTTAATTGTAATATTCACAATTCTGCTCCATTTTTTAGTTTTCATGGTTTGTTATACTTTCTTACCTTCCCTTGAGCCATTCCTCGAACTCCCCCAAACTCTCCGAATCAGAGACGACGAACACCGCGCCGCCAGAAGCGGCAATGGCAGCGATCTGCAAAGCTTGGAAACCGGTTGGTTTCTTTCCTGGGGCTTTTGCTTCGATCCCGAAGAACGTTCCTTGGTAGTGGCCGAGGTAGTCCGGTATTCCAGAAACGCCGAAGCTGGAGCCTTGAACCGGCTTGAACACCCAGCCTGCTGCGTCCTCTGGGAACGCTCCAGCCTTAGATGCTGAGAAAATTTTGTACTTGATGAGAAGTTTGTCTATCTGAGATTTCGTTTTTCCTTCTGGTGTCATCCCTCAACTCGCCTCCTTTACTAACTCACCTCCAAATATCTTACGCTGACCGAGTCGTACTACATCCCCAAAATCCTTCCCTGCCGCTGCGGCGAGCAGCGACATTTTCGCAGCATTTACCTCCGCCTGAATGGACTTGTTAATTGCCTCCAGCCCGCTTATAATAGCCATCCCCCGCGATATGTCTAAGCTGCCGTCTTTGAGGGCCATCATCGCATCAAGGATGAGTTGCCTGGAATCTCCGCTAGTTTTTACTGTGTTGCTCATGAACTGCCTCCTTTAAAGTTTTTATGGCTCTTTGCAATAGTAACTGAGCTTTCTTCGCCAAATATAGTTCTTCAGGAATGTCCTGTGTGCGCATACGCATTGTGTGAGCAATATACGCCTGAGAACACTTCACAACATTGGTGGTATGCGCTAGTGCATTCACTTTAACCCTGTACTCTGGGTCCTTCAACAGTTTTCCAGATCTGCGACGATTACTTATAGTTCTGTACTCTTTTAGATGTTCCTTGTTTTCTTCTCTCCACTCCCTCATCCTGGCAGTCTTCAAAGCCTTGCTATCTGCGCACATAGCTTTGTTTTTGGTTGCTATTATATCCTTCCGGGAGAGATAATACGCTCTGGCGTAGTCTTTGTTTTTCTCACGCCACGCTTCCCCTCTAGCACGCAGGCGCTCTTTATTGGCTTCTCGCCAATTTTTCTCTCTTGCTCTAATTTTCTCTTTATTTTTATCGGCGTAAACTTTACGCTTGGGGTATAATCGATCTTTGTTTTTCTCCCAGTAAACCTTCGCCTTCTCTTTTATGCGTTCTTTGTTTCTTTCTCTGTACTCTTTTGCTCGGATACGAAGACGCTCTTTGTTCTTCTCGCGCCATGTTTTTTGTCGCAACCTTTCCCGTTCCGAGATATCTTCTGGAGTCACCCCTCAGCCCTCCTTAGTAACCTTTTCCCAGATCCCGTCGAGGATCTCGATTTGTCGTTTCGACAGCGTTCCTTTCTCGGCAAGTTGGTCGTCTACCGACGAGATAAAGTTCGTCTCCCACTCTGAGAGCTTCGACTCTCGCTCCATGCAGTCGTCGATCATTTGCTGGTACTCACTTATCCATGCCTGGTTCATACCACCCCTCCTCCGGTTCCACAATTCGATATCCGTGCGGCCATTGAATACGAGCATCGTCTACCAATATCTCTGGGTGAACATCGTCGTAGCCTTCGCCGCGCTTAAGCGCTACAAATACTTCATCAGGTTCTATTTCTACTGTTACTTTCATTTTGCGTTCTCCTCGAAAGCCCGAACAAATTCTTCGGCGACAAAGGCCGGTCAACCAATCTCAGTAGAGAACCCTGCAGCGTTCTTATGCCCCCCACCTCCGAACACCCGAGCGATGCGGGAAACGTCGAAATCTCCGACGGAGCGAAGCGACCAGGACCGAACATCTTTCCTGTCACAGTATGTTACACTGAACGGCGCGGCTGGATATTCCTTACAGAGGACGTTGCCGACTTCTGAGACGTTGGCCGAGCAGTTGCAGACTGGGACTTCCCAGGATTCGCCTTCGGCGCAGAAGAGCATGGGTCGGACATTCTTGAGCGCGGATTTTATCTGGTTGTCTTGGAACGCTCTGATTGCCCAACCTGAGTCTTTGGCATGGCCTGTGAATCCGTCGTACGCCGCAAGTTTGTCCCACAACAAGAAGTCATAATCAAGCGTAGCAATATAAAGATTGACGCCCTTAGATTCAGGAAGCTCGAATTTCCACAGATCACGGTCCTGAACATATGCAAGGAGCGCCGGCAGTGGCAACGAATGAAACGCCTCCCAGACCATAGCGCAACCCGACTTCGTCTGGTCGAAGTGGGCATAAGGGAGACCTTCAAGTTCTTTTTCAGCGGTCTTGTGATGGTCATATATTTCTACTTTGTACTTGCTTGCGAGGTCTTCGCAAACATCTCGCTTGTAGGAGAAATCAACGATGTAAAGCAACTTCGTTCCTTCTGGAATACTAGGAACTGGCTGCGAATACTGGACATCAATGTAGTTGGCTCGGTCTTTGTGCAGCAACCAAAGTGCGAACGCTGCGCCGAAACCGTCGGCGTCGGCGTGGTATAAAACTGTTATTTCTTTCATCCTCTCCCTCCTTAATCATAATAGTCGTAGTCATAATCAGGATACTGTGGCGTCTCATAGTCGTCTTCGGACGGCTCGTCGCTCGGCTCCTCGATCTCCGGCACCTGGGCGTCATAATGCTCTTGGGCGCGGTCCATTTGATCTTTTGTTATCATCCCCTCCCTCCCTTGCCGCAGTAGCGGCAGCTTGAAACTGCACAATAGTTTTTACATAAACCCGAGGCCCTCGGCGGGAACGTCTCCGTCTGCCACGCATCCTCCATTCTCCTTACCCACCCCAGTATCTCGTCCCAAAGTGACGGAATTTGTGACTTCGTGAAGACCTCCCCGGTAGCAGCATCATGTTTCAGCCAGATGTACCGGAGGATAAACTCTTCGATCTCTGGATAGAGAAGAGAGACAAAGCAGGCATTAATCTTCAACTGGAGACTGTTCTCTTTGATGTTTCCTGTTTTCCAATCTCCTTGAAAACTGTTCGCTCCCTTGAGCGCCAGCACGTCGATCTGACACCGGCCATACGCACTCTTGTCGAACCACTTGACTCTCCGCATGTCCCGGTCGATGGCAAGCTGAAGCTCGGTGAACAGTTTCCCTCCCTGAGCCGACTTCTCAATCGCCCGGCAGTATTTCTCGCCTCGGGTGAAGCCCTCCGGGAGCGGCCGCTTGTCTCTTAGGCGGTCCTCAAGGTGTTTGTGCTCGACCGTGCCGGCCCGCATTGCTTCCGTCTCGACGTAGGGGAGTGTTTCGTAGAACCTCCTGGCGGCGTATTGCTGAGGACAAAGAATGTAGTCTGAGATAGCTGACGGCGACCAGGAGAAGTTCTTGCCTTTGGCGTTTCTTGGGATCATTCTTTCTCCTGTTTGTAGCAGTGAAAAATGTCCCCGAGATCGGCGCTGCCTGTAAGTAACTGATATACCCCTGCTCCCTGGCCTGTACGTATAACACATTGACATTTCAACGTCGCATCAGGGGAATCCTTTGGTTGCATGATTTTAGGCTCCGCCGCTCTTAGACATCCTTCATGTGCCTTGAGAAAGTTCGTTGCGCAAAACGGCGCATCTGGGCCTTCGATGAACGCTCCACATTTGCAGGTTAGTTTCATACTTTCTCCTTTTTGGAGGGACGCACAGGATCTCGGGGCCACAACTTGCTGT